AGGCGGACGTTCAATACGCCAGCCAGAGCGCGATGGAACGCGCCCATTCATAATTGTCTTAAAGCAATAGACGCTCACACTGAATTATTTCTTTCCCATGGTGACCATTGGCACGAAGAAAAAGCTGCATTACTTCGTGACTATGTGCATGAATTAAAAGCTTGGATACTCTTGCAAGAAGAACTGTCGCAAGAAAATCATGAAAAGGAATGAGGCAGAGTCTTCCCGCAATAGGGAATCAACTGGTGCGGCCAGTGCCCTGCCTTTTCCATCGTGGGGCCTTCAATCCCACATTGAACAGTGCGCAAGAAACGGAATCCTAAGCGCGGTATGTAGCCGTTGGCCAACGGGCTCCTGCAGGAAGCTCACAAAGCTTAGCAGGACAAAGGTTCGTCATGATCTTTTTCTTCTGCGCACAATTGCTCATCTTCTTCCTTGTACCACAAATATCGTTCCATGAAGTGCTCGTAAGCCTTGTGAGCCAATGCGCGATCCTCCATTGTCACACCAGGGGCTTGCATCACTTGCGCAGCCTCTAGGGCTTGCTCCAGTGCTTCCTGGGCTTGTTCAGAAAGGACCATGGCATGAAAGCAATTGAAGCTAGTCTATCGGCGGCGCTTCTTTTACTGGCTGCTGGTTTTTCAACAATTGTTGAAACGTCTTCAAGCGAGGCAATAGCGATGGTTCGTAGAAATGATCAGCCGCTAAAAGCTGCAACGCAGTTTGTCTATTGGCTTCCAATAAAGCAATAAGATATGATGCCTCCTTTAGCGAGAGATCAAAAAGAGTCTTTTTCACGAAAGGAGAGTAATGCAAATTCTTGAAAATTCTAATGGCTCACCGCACCAAAGAATTAATCCAGTCAATATCGTTATCCTTGGAAGCCTCCAAGATAGCCCCAGCAAGGGCGAATGCGTAGTCATCAATGCCACTTTCTTTGCCACCAGTCACTGACCATTGACCACTGCTCCTATAGATGACACTTAGATTCTTTAGTTGTTTAATGGCTATTTCGTGAGGATAGAGTTCAATGAGGCCAGCGTTAAAAAGCTCTTTCATCTTGCTAAAGGCTTTCATCTTTGTACTCACTGACCAGGCAAGTTCTGCAATGGGGAAATCCTTAGACATGGCTTGAATGGTGCCAGAACTGTTGAATTGGTCAAGAACAATGCTTTGAAAGTCATAAATACGATGATGTTCTTTTATCCACTCCTCTACCTTGGCGATGTTCACTTCCTTTTTCCCGCCAATGTCAAAATCCGGCTCGAAGGCATGAAACTTGTCTATAACTAAACGCTCACCTTCATAATGCACAATGCAAGCAGTGTAATCATCTCGCCCCACACCACCACGCGCAGGGTCAAGAGCCAGTACATATGTGCCCATTAGTTCTCTCTGTGGAAACAATATGCCTCTGTCTTTGTTAATGGCTACTTCCACAATCTCAGAAGCCAAAAGAGCAGAATGATTTTTAGCAAACTGAGCACCATATTCCACCCAGAACTTTTCCGGGTCGCGCTTTAGCTCTGCCTGTAGGAATGCACAATCAAGAGGCAAATTGGGATTGACAGTCCATGTGGGCAGGTTTTCTGCCTGCATGAAAGGATAGTCACCGGACGTGGCCTCGCAGTAATGCTGATAAAACAGGCCGTCAGTCAACCATGGTGAAGATAGCTCAAGAATGCGACCATGTTTACCAAACTGCGCAATAGATGGTGACAGTGCTTGATAAATAGCAGACGCGCCCCTGTTTGCATCGCCTTCTAGCGCGAAGCTAAGTTCGTCCATGATGAGCATAACAACTGCTTTACCGCGAGAAGCACGAGCAGATGCGGGAATGGCTTGAAACACGCAATTATTGCTCACTTCAATCTCAGTGGCAGTTTCTCTTTTAATTTCATCTGCCAGTGGACTATCAATTAACAATTGCCTAATGTTGTTAAGTGCAAGCTTTGCTTGACTTTGATCGTTAGCAATGGTAAGGATGTAGAACTTTTCTGACTTTCTTACGCGCCTTCTATATTTCTCTTCTAAGACGAAGCAGGCATACAAGGCTGCAATGGATGCCATGAGCGTTTTACCACACCGTCGTCCTAGCGCCCACACTGCATGAGTTTTGTCACCACCAAAGTAAGAATCAAGAATGCGCCTTTGCTCAGGCCATAGCTCTAGCTGCAGCACTAACTTTGCGAATTCGCTGCACTTAAGGGTCATCGCAAACTTTCCATGGAGTGCAGTACGGTTTTCGGTACGAAAAAGGCAGGGCGACCTCGTGCAGGATCAGCCCAATACCTCTCTTCCATTGCTTCGTGCCCATAGCACCAACCATGGAGAAACGTTTTTTGACATTCTATGGTCACAAGAACGAATTTTTTCCGAGCATCTTCGTTTTTTTGGACAATCAAATCGTATTTGTGCCTGCTGCGCGTTTTTATGTCCATGCCTGGCAAATCGTCTGAGCCGCGACGAGCTTCCGTTTCCTTGAACAAATGCTCTTTCAAATTAAGGTATGAGGCTACTGCTACTTCCCCTGCCGCGCCCAAGATGTGAATATCTAGAGCCTTGCTTCCTTGCCAGGCGCCACCATTGCGACCGCGCAAGGCTTTGCTCTCGTTCACTTGCTGGCGCCTTAGTCCTTCCTCCATCGCCTGCTGACGCTCCTCTGGCGTGAAGGTGAATTCTATAGGAGTGGGCATAAAGAAAAGAACGACATGGCTACTGTAGCCACTTGTTAGCATAGATGCAAACACACGACAGACGACAGAGTGGAAGACACTGTAAATCTTGGGCACAACGGCAATGAAGCATTGCGCGTAGATGGCCTAGTCAATGCCTTAACGGGCATGAACACAAGCCGTGACAAGAGCCGTTACACCACTACCACCCCCATTGTCTTCCTCACTCAAGAAGAACTGGAGAATTTGTATTCAGACTGGATCCCCAAGCGTATCGTAGACATCGTGGCAGAGCAAGCCACGCGAAAAGGCTTCAAAGTGCTGTTTGGTGGGGAAGGGGCCGCAGCGGAAGTCGTAACTGGCATTGAGCAAGTGATTGAGGATTTGTACATCCTTGAAAATCTTGGGCTTGCTTGCAA